GCGTCTGCTGCATTTGCGGCGGGGACAAAAGTTAACCAGCCCAATGAAAGCAGGCTGGCCAGTAAAAATTTACCAAATTTTCTCAAGTAGGTCCTCCATAAAACAATTTGTCTTATGGTTTAATTATATCAGAAATCTACTTAGAGTTATCCGTCTTGTAGAATCCGCTACCTTTGAAATTTATGCTGAATGGAGAGAAGGACCTTATTGCTTCCGCCCCACACTCCGCACAGTCATACTCTGTCCCTGGATCATTAATTGATCTAGTTACCTGAAGAACTGCATGGGAATCATCTTCCACACATTTATATTCATATACTGGAATTGCTAATTCTCCTTGTTTTCAATAATTCAAAGTCCTTTTTCTTGGTTCCACCATCGTAACCCCAAGCATAACCTTTGTCGATCATCTGTTGATTTAAATTTACTCCATCTAAAAATAGAGTACCTAAAATGCGCCCATACTTTTCAGACGAGTCTGGCTTTTCTGTCTGGATAACAACAACCTTAGCTCCGTCGATAGCATGCTTCAAATACTCCTTGCACTCAAGACCTAATTTTTTCTCATTAAGGTCGGTGGTGCGAGATTCAGGGGTGTCTATTTTGTGATGGTGCCGTCGCCATTATCTTTAATTACAATACCAACGTGCTCAATTTCAGCTCCACCTGGTGTGAAATCAAAAAATACAATGTCTCCTGGCTTTGGTTCTGCTTCTGCAACTGGAGTCCAGGTCTTAAGCGACTTAAACGCATTTACTCCACCTGGTGTCCACACAACGTTAGGGATTTTTACTCCCGCTTTATTTGCTACCCACATACAGAAACTTCCGCACCATGGCAAAAAGTTGCTTTTTGTAAAAGCCCCATACTTTGTTTCATTATCTTTCGGTCCTTCAATTGTTCCAACTTCCGCTAATGCGACTTCTACCATTAATGCTGCGGATCCTTTTTCTGATGCCATTATTTTTTCTTCTTTCCTGTTAGTTTTTTTAAGACCTTTGCGGCCCTTTTTTCTTTTGGTGTGCTCTTTGCTTCCTTCTTATTATTGGAATTACCTTTTTGCTCTTTGTTCGCCATCTTATTCTCCTTAGTTGTTTGGAATCTCTTGATTCCGGTCAAACTCTATTAAACCATGTTCCCGCGCAACTTCTTTCGCCTCCGGGCGAAATACCATTGTCGCAGACAAATTCTCATCATATTCGACAGAAACTAAATCCTTATTGTACATATCCAAAAGCATTCTGTCTATATGATCCTGATGCTCCGCCCACAATTCTGGTGCTAATTCTCTTGCGGATACCTCATTTATAGAATAAATAACCTGTCCATCCTGATCCATACCCTCAAGCGTAACAACACCAAGATCTAAATACATAGATAGCCTTTCATTATCATTCATTTTGTTCTCCAGTACTTTTCTCTACAATCTGTTGAACATAGTCCGAGAAGTGTTTTCTTATGTTTCCCGCCGGGCGGGAACCAAAGGACACCCACAGCCTCTTATACTCTGCTATATTAGAAAATGTAGTCGGGCATACCACAATACCATTATACTCCTTAAGTACTGTTGGGAGGGGTATGTGCTTGCCACAGCATTTACATTCTTTTGCTTTTTCTTGATATGTACTCATACTATTACCATTCCTTCTATTGCTTCCGCCAAATCCTTGGGCATTGTCGGCACCCTAATCATATTGACGGCTGTAACGTCGTCCCTATCTTTTTCAAAATCATTATCGTATGACATTGATTCATAGGTATGTATGTCAATTTCTTGATTATTATTAAACCTAGTTCTACTGATTGAGTTGAATACGGCACCACAAACTGCATCTGCCAAGTCCTTAGACCCTTTTCGTGGGTGGTCTACCTTGTCTCTAATGATTTTAAGCTGCAGTAGCTCGTCTATAAGCAGAGGGATATGTGGTCCGGTTAGTCTCTCTTCCGCAACCACCATAGCCATGTCGTCATAATGTTTTTTAGCTACAGAAAGCAACTCTGTCTTTATCCCGTACTGCTCTAATTGCTGCATCATGTCGTGGCTATTCCACCTATCAAAGGTGCACATCCCAATATTGAATCCTCTTGTCTTTAGGGATAGGATGTAGTCCTTTACTTCTGTGAAATCAACCGACTTATCTCTTGTCGGTGTCCAAAATCTAACAGCGTCAATTTCAACAATTGGGGCCGGCTGAGAATAATCGTTAGTAACTTTTATATTAACCCACTTCTGTACATGCCCCATAGCAACTGCACAATGGTCATGCTTTTGTGCAAGGTCCACATGGATAAAGTATTTCTTATCTAGGTCCGGCTTAAACCAGTCTTCAAATCTGCCAAAATTATCTACTGCAATTCTAACACTATTGAACGCTTTCTCTACCTTTTCTCTTGATTTAAAAAATGCATCTACGGCTTCTGACGGCATACATGCAAATCTTGAAAGGGCATCCTGTGGGTTCTTATGAAGGGCTATCGTAAAGTCTTCAATTTTTTTAGTTGGATTAACCTCCCAAGTAGGTCGTTTTAGGGCAAATACCTTTGGATAAAGATATGAGATGATATGGTCTTCTTCCCATGCCACTTCAAATTCATTACCATCTATTCCATCTGGAAGATCTGGATCTAGCTTTAATGCATGAGTGCGGATAATAGTTTCTTTTTCTGCAATAACGCTCTCATAGAATTTTTGAATTGGGTCGTTTTTAAAGCGGGGGAAAGAAAGCAGGATCACCTTACCAAAAATTGGAAAACGGGAATCAACTGATGCCCTGTACATAGCATATATAGCTTCAGCTGTTTTAGCCTGATCATGTCCTGTAGTATTTTCAATTGCAAATCCTGAAATTTCGTCAAGGATTACAACAATAACATTGTATCCTTCCCATGCTTCTCTTTCTGAGTGTCCGGAATGTACTGTTATTGCTTTATCAAATTGAATTTCAGAAGCCTTGTCGTTATATTTTCCAACAAACCAAGGGGACTTAGTAATTCTTGTTTTGAATCCTTTAAAGAAAACGTTATTGGCCTGTTGGGAGTTAATGGCTATATTGATGATATCAATGCTATCTCCTGCCGGCTTTCCATAATATGTTGCCGGATCCTTCAGGCATAGAAGCAAATATACTATATAGGCTACAGATATGGTAGAGGAAAAATCTTTTCCACTCCCCTTACCTAATTGAGCAATTACTTCTGTAGCTGTCTGCTTAAATCTTTCTTTTCCTTCTTTTTCCCCGAATAGCTTTATCAGCGTTGATTCTTTATATATCTGTGAGCTTTTTTCAATCAGGGTATATTGATGTTCTGATAACATAGGCAAGCCTAGATATTTTGGGTCATGCACAAATGTCTTTAAATCAACTGGTTTTTCTTCAAACTCTTCTCCATCAAGAAGGTCAATGATGTCTGCAAAATTAAAATCAATCGCCATTATCTACCAACTTAAGGGGTTCGCTCTCTATTATTACTATTCCTTCCGCCTTATCAGTAATTTGGGATAGCCTTCTCATGATTTCATTTCTAACATTTGGGTGTTCGCTGGCGATATCTTTTAGTATCCCGACCAAAATATCCTGTTTTCTTTCCGTCTCGGCTATCTGTCCAGCAAGCTCATTGTTATCCAGTAATCCCATTTCCTGCAGCATGCCAATTCTCTTGGCTTCAATATCTGCGATTAACTTTAAGGCTCCAGTTTTGACGTTTAGCTGTCCCGACTGATCGGCATCCCTTACTGTTTGCCAAGCCTCTTTAATGAGCAAGGCGTAGTGTTGGTCTGCCCCAGAAACGGCTTCTCTGGCCCTCTGACGGGTGCTGGTGTCATTATGGACCACCGACTTCCACTCCTCTATCAAAGAGACCACAGTGCCCCTTGGGAGGCCCGTAATGGACGCAATTGTTGTCGGATTGTTACCCTTAAGTAACTCCTCAACAACCTGGTTCATTCGGTCAAAATGCTCAGCAATCTCTATTTCAGCCATCACTATATTATACCATATCCTGGTTGACTAGAACTGATTAGCAATTTTTAATAGGATCAAATATCCGAGCATATCGTCAATTTCATTGTCTCCTATGAATTCGGTGCCATTCTTTATCCTATTTAACTTATCATCAATACGGACTTTAATCTGCTCTATTTTGTCCGCCTTTGAAAATATTCTAATGGGATTTAGAGCGGAGTTCCCATATGAGGCATTCTTCTTAATCAGCATCTCGGCCAATTCAAGACACTGATCGATGATCTTATGTCCTGCTGGTGCGTCTGTTGCTATTAGTTGTAGATCTGTGATCCATAATTGATAGCCGTTACTTTTATTTGGGAAATCTTTATTCATCTTCCGTCTCCTTATTCGTGGACATGTTCAGGGCGAACATAATCAATATTTTTTCTAATCCAAACTTGGTGCCCTTTTTCTAGCATTTGGGTGTGCTCAGAATACATACTAACAAATAAATCAATTGCCTCTTTTGGATTATATTGTGCTCCTTCTGGA